AGTCAAAACCAAGTAAACAGGCAAATTTGTCGGCGTTTCCTTGGCGTGGTAATTTCTGTGTATGGCAATAGATTTACAAAACCTGACAGAAGGCCAGCGGCGGGAACTTGTTCGCCAATTAAAGGCTAAAAATTACGAGGAAAGCCTGTATGACTTTACAGTCAGGGCTTGGCGCGAGGTTGACTCCGCGCCATTTGCCCACGGCGGATTCGCCTTGCAAGCCATATGTGAACACCTTCAGGCATGTTGCGACGGGTATATCCGTAATTTGATCATTAACGTCCCGCCCCGCTTTTCAAAGTCAACCATTACGGGGACAATGTTTCCCGCGTGGGTGTGGACGCAAAGCATAAGCAGCCCAACGTCCGGCCCCGGTATGCAATTTTTGCATTCCTCATATGCAATGAATTTGTCAATTCAGGATTCGGTCAAGTGCCGACGCTTGATTGAAAGCAAGTGGTATCAAACACTGTGGGGCAACCGCTTTAAGTTGGTGGGCGACCAAAACACCAAGACGCGGTTTCAAAATGACAAGAATGGCATACGCAATACTGTGTCGGTTGGATCAGCCACCACCGGCTTGGGCGGTAACTATTTGATTGCCGACGATCCTAACAATGCTCAGGAAGCCAATTCGGAGGCAATTATTGCCTCGACAATTGAGTGGTGGGACATGGCGTGGTCAACCCGCCTCAACGACCCCAAGAAAGGCGTCAAGATTGTCATTCAGCAACGCCTGTCGGAGCAGGATGTTACCGGACACATTTTGTCAAAGGACGTGGGCGATTGGACACACTTGTGCTTGCCAATTCGATTTGAGGCGGCGCGTCGAACTTACAATGTATTAGTCCCCGCGGAATTAAATGGCGGGGAGGCGGTGGTGTGGACAGACCCCCGCACTGAGGAGGGGCAACTTCTTTGGCCCGAACGTTTTGGCGAGCAAGAAGTTAACTTGCTGGAGAAGACCCTTGGCCCCTACGCCACGGCGGGGCAATTGCAGCAACGGCCTGAACCAGCGGGCGGCGGTATTATCAAGCGCGAGTGGTGGGGCGAGTGGACCAAAGAAAAATACCCACACAATTTGGAAATTGTTGTCGCGTCGGTCGATACTGCTTTCGGCGCAAAGGAATTTGAGGGTGACTTCTCCGCTTGCACTATTTGGGGCGTTTACCGTGACGCTGGCCCAACGACCGGCATCGTGGGCGGAGACATGGGCGGAAGTTGGCAACGCATTTCAGCGGAGGAGCGCGAGGCTGACGTCCCCAAGGCTATCATAATGCATGCGTGGCAGGGACGCATGGAATTGCATGAACTGGTGCAAAAGATTGCCGCGTCGGCCAAGGAGTGGAAAATTGATATGCTCCTGATTGAAAACAAAGCGTCAGGTATATCGGTCAGCCAAGAATTGCGTCGTCTATTTGGCGGAGAAAGTTACGGCGTCCGCCTCATTGACCCCAAGGGATTGGATAAAGTGGCGCGCACTTACTCAATTCAACACTTGTTTTCGGAGGGCATGATTATGGCCCCCACCGACCCGTCTGGCGAGGTATTCCGCGTGTGGGCCGAAATGGTTGTGGCGCAGTGCGCGACATTTCCAAAAGGCAAGCATGACGACTTACATGATACTGTCACGCAAGCATTGAATTGGTTGCGCTCAACTGGAATGCTTCAGCGTGGCGCGGAGCGGACGGCGGAATTGGCCAGCATGAAACAATTTGTCAGTGGCCGTGAAACGCAACCACTTTACCCAATATAATAGGAGATTTGTAATGAACGGGCGTAGATTTTTCTTAAAAATGCTTGGTTTTACGCCAATTGCGTTGTCTTCAAAAACGCAAGCCTCCAATAAATTAGAAGCAATTGATAAAAATAAAGAAATTTCTCCATCCGTTTCTCGTTTAATTAAATTAACAAAAGAAGAAGTTGATTTGTGCCAAAACAATTTTTTAATGATTTCTCCAAAAGAATATGCAAAAAATAAATTAGAATTAATATTAAAAAATGAATTGCCAGATGAAAATCCAAACGAGTATGTGGTTGAATATGATTTTTTTGAAGACGGTGTTAAAAGGAGATTTTAATAATGGCAGACAATCCGCACTACATGACGCCGGAAGAAATGTCGAAATTGGTTTGCCCAATTGGGCGCGGCAATGGCATTCCCGGCAAGGAAGTTGTTGTTGAGGGGCAAATCCTTGGCAAGCCGTGCGTGGCAAATCATTGCGCCGCGTGGCGCTGGGCCACATACTTTGACGAAGAATCGGGCGAATACTTGCACAGTGATGAATACGGAAGTTGCGGATTTTTGGGCGTATGAGCAAAGAAATCAAAGCAATAGCGACAAGAAAAATGGATGACGGTCGCATTATGTTGACGGTAGTAATTGACACAAAAATTGTCCAAGTCGCGGTTAAAAAAAATGTGGCGGTCAGCATAATTAAGGCGTTGGCTGACGTCCTTGACTAAAACTTTCATGCCGTGTAAAGCATGACTTGTATTCGCACTGGGAATTTTCGATACGTTGCGTATCACCTAGTGGACGACTACCACCGGCTTGGGTGGATGATCGTAGCACACCTTGGCGCAACGCATGGAGAATATTCGGTTCTCATGTGGCGATGCGATTGCGAGGAGTAATCCATGATGACGTGGAACCACCGAGTTGTGAAATATAAGACACGGAATTTGTTTGGGGACCCCGACGTGGGGTTTGCCATCCATGAAGTGTATTACGATCAAGACGGTAATGTGCAAGGAATGACGGCCAATGCGGTAAAGCCTTGGGGCGACACCAAGGATGAACTGCGGTTGGAACTTATGCGTATGCTGGATGCCCTCAACAAGCCAGACCTTGATCTTGATGAACAAGACGACGATTGGAGATTTGCGAACGAGGCGTAATTGGCCTATAATGCGCGGAACTTCAACAGGATACCGCACATGGCACTGACGCCCGGTCTCGTTCCAAACCTTCGTCTTGATCAAGATGAGCCTGAAAACACTCTCGGCGAGGGTCAAGACACCATTGTCATTATGGACGCCGACGAGGGCGCGGATCTGCCGGAGTTGGATGCCGATGGAAATGTGTTACGGATTGACCACGGGGACGGCTCTATTAGCGTTTCGCTTGACGGCAACCCTATACAATCTGGCAAGAAAAATAAAAACGAGGGCTGGTTTGCTAACTTGGCCGAAGATTTAAGCGAGACAGAACTGTCATCTATTGCAGAAAAGTTAATTAGAGGAATTGAGGAAGACATTGAATCCCGCAAAGATTGGATTGAGGACCGCGCGCAAGGTTTGCGCCTTCTTGGCCTTAAAATTGAACTTCCGGGTCTCCAAGGGACGGCGGACGGCGCACCACTTGAGGGAATGTCACGCATTCGGCACCCGCTCTTGCTTGAGGCAGTGCTACGATTCCAAGCGAACGCCCGGTCAGAACTATTGCCTACGGATGGACCCGTAAAGGTAAGGGTTGACGGCAACCAAGACTCGCCAGAAGTAGATCAAATGGCGGAGTATTTGGAGCGTGATTTTAATCACTACCTGACCGCGGTGGCCAAGGAATACTACCCAGACACCGACAAAATGCTATTTATGCTTGGTTTTGGCGGCTCATCGTTCAAAAAAGTGTATTTTTGCCCACTACGCAACCGCCCGGTGTCTGAAACGGTCGATGCGGACGATTTAATTGTCAATAATGAGGCCACAGACCTGTCAAATGCCCGCCGAGTGACCCACAAAATCTCAATGAGGCCGTCTGTCGTCAAACGCATGCAGATTATTGGCGCTTACCGTGACGTTGACCTTGGCTCGGCCAAGGAAAAAGACCTAAATGCGGTCGAAAAAGAAAAAAATGCCATTGGCGGCGTCGAGGGAGACGTCCGCGACGTTGAAGATCGTGACCGCGAAATTTACGAATGCTACTGCGAACTGGATATTTTGGGATTTGAGCATAAAATTGACGGCGAGGAGACAGGTTTAGAAGTCCCCTACCGCGTAACCATCGACGCCTCGTCCAAAAAAGTGCTAAATATTGTCAGAAATTACAAAGAAGAAGAACAAGATTTGCCTGAGGCGCTTGTTCACTTTGTAAAATTTGATTTTGTGCCGGGATTGAAGTTTTACGGCATGGGATTGCTCCATATTTTGGGCAATACGACCAATGCACTGACCGCGGCGTGGCGCGAATTGCTTGACGCTGGCATGTACGCCAATTTCCCCGGCTTTTTGTATGCCAAGGCGGCTGGGCGTCAGAATACTAACATATTCCGTGTGCCTCCGGGCGGCGGCGCTCAAGTGGACACGGCTGGCATGCCCATCCAACAGGCCGTTATGCCGTTGCCATACAAGGAGCCGTCCGCGGCATTGGGCGCGTTGGCGGAAAACATTAGCCAATACGGCCAGCGGGTCGGCGGCACGTCTGAATTGCAAGTGGGCGAGGGAAAGTCTGACGCGCCGGTCGGGACAACTTTGGCCATTATTGAGCAAGCGCAAAAGGTTTTGAACAGCGTCCACAAGCGTCTGCATGCGGCTCAGGCGGACGAATTTCAATTGCTGGCGCAGTGTTTCCGTGACCACCCAGAATCATTCTGGCAACGCAACAAGCGGCCAGCAACGCAGTGGGATGAGAAAATATTCCTTGATGCGTTGGAAAATTATGAATTGGTTCCCCAAGCCGACCCAAATACGGCCAGCCACATTCAGCGGGTGATGAAAGTCACGGCCTTGATCCAGTTGGCGCAGCAAGCGCCTGATCTTTATAACCTTGATGCTGTAAACCGCGAGGCATTGCTGACCCTTGGTTGGGCAAACCCGTCATCGTTGTTGCGTGACACCGTTAACCAGCCCGCCCCGCCTGACCCGCAAGCAATGGCCGCGCAAACTGCGGCGCAAGCGGCCATGATCACCGCACAGTCAAAGATGACTGAGGCTCAGGTCAAGGTTCAGGAGTTGCAAAACAAGACCGGGGGCGGCCAAGGCATGGCCCCAGAGGATCAGGTCAAGTTGGCCGAAATCCAGCAGAAGAACATCGACGCGCAATTGGATGCCACGAACCGCAAGCGCGACCGCGAGAGCCGTGAGCGGCTGGCTGCAATGAAGTTTGCGGAGGAAATGGCGGAGAATCCGTCTGGTTTGGCTATTGCTCGCCAATTGATTGACCCCGGCATGTTACAGAGACTTGAAGGAAACGAACCAGAAATGTCTCCCACGCCCGGCGGCGTCATCCAGTAGGTGAGTTATGGCAAATAAACCCAAAACAATAGGCAAGAGGACTGGATACGCTACTCTTGGCGGGGTTCCTTTGTCAGAAGATGAAGCGTTGGAATTTAACCAAAATTTGGTTTCTGGTTACGACCCAATGGCTGAAGCCATTACCCATGCACTGCGTTCAGCCCGCAAGCACTTTGATGATGGCGGCGGCGCTGAGGGCGGCGGCGAAGGTGAGAGCGAAAGCAACCAAACCGACCGGTCAGAGGCTGCGGCTAATGCTGATATGGCGGCATCGCAATCTATTGCTAACGCAACAGAAAACAACTCCCGCGCTGACAGTTTAGCAGAATCACAGCAAGCCACAGCAGATCGGCAAGCAGAAGCATACAATCAAGATGTTGGCCGGTTCTCTTTTGGCAACAACATCAATACCGGAGCGGCTTCTGATTTTGGGCTAACCAGCAACGCATCGCCTCAAACCATATCGGAATACACTGAACAAAGATTAAATACCCCCTATCAAGGGACGCTGCAAAACGCGGTCATGTTTCCCGGCGATGCTTTTGGCATGTCCTACCCCGGTCTGGTGGGAAAGCAAAACACGGCGGCTGGCGCTGCTGGATTTTTGGGAAGCCTTATGGGGGAAAGCGGTAAAACGTTGGACCCGTCAGCCATCAACGGCCCGTCTATTGGCATTGCGCAAGAAACAGGGCCACGGGCTGCGGCCCTCAAAGAGGCCCTTGGAATTGACCCAAGTTTGACGGGAAACGCGTTGCGCGATGCCTTGGCTGGTACGCAAATGGCCCAAATGGGTTTTGCCCTAAATGAGGTTAACGCCCCCGCGTATGGCCCAACTGCTCGCGCTATGGCAACTGGCACAAACCCTGCTGATGTGGCCGATATTGTTACGCAAAATTTTGAACGCCCATCATTGGAAAACCTGATTTCGTCCGCGCCAATGCGTGAGGCATACGCCCAAAGTATTATGTCGGGCAAACCATCCGCGGCCACAATGCAGCCGGGTGCTTATGATGTCGCGCCAGCAAGCGTTATGGCGGCCCTGCAAAGCGGGGTAAAAATGGCAGACACGCAAAGCCAAAATGCGCCGCGGCAAATTGCAAACGATGCGCAATTGGTTGGCGGGACAGCCAGTGATGCGGTCAATGACCCCGCAGTTACAGCCGCTATGAAAGCGGCGCAATCAGCGAACGCAACAACAGACCCATACGCGGCATTAATGAGTTTGCCCGGATATGGATCGGAAGACCCCTCTCAAATTGCGGCATTTAATCGGGCCGCAGCCGCAGAACTTGGCCAATCTATTGGGCCGCAAAGTGCTATGGGAGTTCTCGCCGCCGGGCAACGGACGCCACAAACAAATACATTTATGGGCGGCCTGAGCGGCGCGTTGGAAAATTTATTTGCGCCAAAATTTGTTGGCGTGAACGATCCCAATTACGCTAAAATGGCTTCGCAAAAGGACGTTGAATTTACGCCCGGCCCACAAAACGACCACACCCCAGTGTATGTGCCACCAATTGCCGGAACAACCGCAGCCGCGGTAACTCCAACAACATACCCAGCGTATGTCCCGCCAACTTACAATTACACTCAAAACCAGCCGTATAAGTCTTTGGGGGCGACGGCCTATAATTATGGCGCAAATCCCCTAACTTACCAAAACGCTATAGATTGGAGCAGGATCCCCGGTTATGGGGCGGCATCCGGTGGGGCAATTAGCAATAACAATGCCTTATCCAACGCTTTGCGTATGCTTCGGGGTGGGAACAAAGAATGAACAGATATTGTGCCGACGCAGAAATTAGGTTAATATTCACTTATTGTGACTGCGTTGCCGCAGCGATGGAGCAAGCCTATGCATGAGTACCTTAAAGCGGCCCGCGACGGAGCGGCAAAGAAACTGAAAGCCATTGAATCTGGCGAGCCGCACACGAAAGTCGATTCGTCTTCGTGGTCCCCGCCCGAAGCAGAGGGTTCTCAAAAGCAAACGGGTATGCGCCCCGTCAGCCCACGCCAATACAAGTCTGGCGGCAAAGTGCATGGCACAATGGCCAAGAAGCGCGCAGACCGCAAGGCCCGCAAAGACGGCGGGAAGGCAATGCCACCAGTAGATCGCTTTATTAACCGCGACATGAAAAAGGCTAATGATCTTCGCGAGGGCGAAAAACACGTCGGCGGCATGAAGAAGGGTGGCCGGATCAAGCGCGAGCATCACGCTGATGGCGACGCTGTGGGTGATTTGATTCGTCAGGACCAAATTCAGCAAGGAATGAAGGGCCGCGGCCTCCCGATGCGCGCGCCGCTTCCGCCCCGTCGCCCGATGCCAGCGCCTCGGTATATGCCAGACACCAATTTGACGACGCAGGGCGCAAAGCGTGGCGGCAAAATTGCTCACCCCGATGAGGCCGCTGACAAGGCGCTGATTAAGAAGATGGTTAAGCCAGAAGCCCGCACCGGCAAGAAAGACGGCGGCGGCGAAAAATGGATTCAGGGCGCAATCAAGCACCCCGGCTCTCTTCATAAGGCACTGCATGTCCCGGCTGGGGAAAAGATTCCCGCCAAGAAATTGGAAAAGGCCGCACACAGCGACAATCCAAAATTGGCTAAAAAGGCTAATTTGGCCAAAACGTTGAAGCGCATGCACCACGCTGATGGTGGCGCTACTGAAGCGCAACGCGTTGGTGCGAATTCTTCAAAGTTTTATAAAGAAGGTAATAAACCTGCTGTTCAATCAACAAAATCATCAGATTTTGATGCAATGCGTAATGCTGACCGTAATTTAACCACTGCTTTAGAACAGCAAGGGTATAAAAAAGGTGGTCGTATTAAACACGCATCTGGCGGTGAAACTGGCCGCGGCCTGTATGTCCGCAAGGGCTACCCGCACGAAGTTCCGGGCGCTGACGGTGGCCGCACGGCTAAGAAGCGCGGCGGATCCATTGGCAAGGGCAAGACGAACGTGAACATTATGATTCACCCGCACAACCCTAATATGGCCATGAATCCTCCAATGCCAGCGGGCGCTAACATTCCTCCTCCGCCCCGCCCTGTTTCATTGCCTCCAATGGGCAGCGCGCCAATGGCCGCTCCAATGGCCGCACCGGCAATGCCCCCAATGGGCGCGGCTCGTCCGGGCATGCCCCCAATGGGCCGCAAGGATGGCGGCAAGGTTGAGCATGTGATTGATCACGCGGCGGGCGGTGGATTAGGCCGCATGGAAAAGATTAAAGCATACGGCCTCAAATAACCTGTTTAGGTTTTTGGCCCGTCTATAGGAATATTAGCCATGCGGCATTTAAGGTGGCCGCATGGTTCAAACATATAGCACATATCTCGAATACGAAATCGGACGCCTTATCGACGAGGCGATTGCCGACGAGATTGCTATTCTTGCCAACGGCAACGTCGAAGACATCAAAGATTACAAACTTAGAGTTGGCATAATTCGTGGCTTGCAGAAGGCCAAAGACCTTATGCCCGAAGCAGACCGAAACCTTCAAACAGGCGAAAGAGGATAAACATGCCGTATACGCGCATGCACCATGACGTTGAACCCAAAGATGCCATTTTAAGTGAACTTGGCGACATTAGCGGCATTGAGATTTTCAATACGCATGTCCTTGTCGCGACATATGTTCGCCCCAACAAGACCAAGAGCGGCATTCACCTGACCGACAAGTATGTCGATGAGGACAAGTATCAAGGCAAAGTTGGCCTTGTAGTCAAGAAGGGGCCGCTGGCTTTCATTGACGAGGACCAAGACTGGTTCAGGGGTGTTGAAGTCAATTTGGGCGACTGGGTTGTTTACCGCCCGTCCGACGGCTGGTCGATGAATGTGCATGGCGTCCAGTGCCGTGTGTTGCGTGACATAGACATTCGCGGTCGCATTCCGGCCCCGGATGCGGTTTGGTAAAGGAATTGTTTCACATGGAACAGGAAGAAAATCAGGTTCAAGACGACGTGACCATTTTGGATGATGCTCCAGATGAGGCCGTCAATGAGAACAAAACGGAAACAAAAGTTGCGGCAAATGATTCGCAATCGCCAGAAGACGGCATTGCGGAACTAAAAGAGCGCCTTGAAGAAGAGCGGCGCATGCGTCTGGAGGCAGAGCAGCGCGCGCATCAGGCCCAGCAGACAGCGACCAAGGCCACGGCTGAGGTTCAAGATAGCAATCTGCAACTGATTAACAGTGCAATTGATAAACTGAAACGCGAATCAGACTACTCAAAAACGCGTTACCGGGATGCATTGGCTTCGGGCGATTATGACACTGCCGCCCAAATCCAAGAGGCAATGTCGATCAATGCAGCCAAGATGTTGCAACTTCAAAACGGCAAGACGGCCCTTGAAGAGAAGTTAAAGAACCCGCCCCCGCCGCCTCCGCCAGTAAATGCTGACGTTGTTGAGCAGATTGCATCGCAATTGTCGCCACGCTCCGCGGCTTGGGTGAGGGCTAATCCTGACGTTGTGCGGGATAAAAGTCGGTATGACGACATGGTTCGGGCGCATAATCACGCCATTGGCGAGGGCCACGTTCCTGACTCAGACGCGTATTTCCAACACATCGAAATGCGTTTGGGCAAGAGAAAGCCACAGCCGGTCGTTGATGACGGTGAGGACGTTGCTTTGTCAGCCGCCTCTGCGCCAACTCAAAAGAGAACTGCGCCAGCCGCCGCGCCAACCACACGCACTGCGTCTGGGACGGGCAATAAGCAAAACGTCGTCCGTTTAACGTCAGAAATGCGTGAGATTGCATCTATGATGGGCATGTCGCCCGAAGATTACGCCAAAAACATGGTCGCCCTTCGCAAAGAAGGCAAACTTAACTAATAGGAGTGCCAAATGGCCAATACTGAATCCGGTTTGACTAAACTCACGCGCAAGGCGCCACAGGCCGCAATGCGCCCCGATGTCCGCAATGAAGTGCGGGAAAATAACCCAGCGGACCGCGCTCGCCAACGGGCGGCGGAAATCCGCAAGCACCGCGCTGGCCTTGATTTGGACAGCACTGACCGCTTTGCTTTTGACACGTCAATCATTCCCGATGGCTGGTCATACGAGTGGAAACGCAAGTCTATCTACAATCAGGAAGATCCTGCGTATCAAATCCGCCTCGCTGACGGCGGCTGGACCCCCGTTCCGGCGTCGCGTCATCCCAATCTTATGCCGGTCGGCAACTACGCTACAATTGAGCGTGACGGCATGGTTTTGATGGAGCGTCCTAAGGAGTTGACAGACGAAGCAAAAGATATAGAATTGCGTCGTGCTAGAAATCAGGTTCGCGCTAAAGAAGCGCAACTGAGCGCAACACCGGATGGAACATTGTCGCGTGACGCTGATCCGCGCACCCGTCCATCGGTGAGAAAATCTTACGAGGCTATGCCCATTCCAAAGGAATAAGGGCGGCCTCAAATCCGCCCCCGGGGAGGCGGGTTAAAATTGTCGGGGTTGGCAGTGCCGGGCGCATAGCAACCTCATCACTCATGGAAAATCTGCTATGGCTAATACGCAAGCGTATTATGGCTTCTTGCAGTATCAGGGTGGTGCTGGCGGCGCTCCAACGTTCGCCCAGTCTGCCCGTCGTATTGCAAGCACCAACAACACGGCTATTTACACTGGCGACCCGGTAATGCCGGTCGTTAGCACGGCCAATGGTTATATTACTCAGGCTTCCCCCGGCACGACGACCCTCGCGGGTATTTTTGTCGGTTGTAAGTATCTCTCGACCTCCCAGAAGCGTACCGTTTGGTCGTCTTACTGGCCCGGTTCGGATGCAACTGGCGACGTTGAAGCATACGTGATCGATGATCCGAATGCTCGTTTCGTTGTCCAGACAAGCACGTCCGCGTTCCCGATGACGGGTACTGCCACCACGATGGGTTCTGGCGTTATTGGCCAGTATGCTCAATTCTCCATCGGAACGGGCAACACCTCAACGGGTCGTTCGGGTGCTTATCTTTCATCCGTCGGCACAACCGTCACCTTCCCATTCACCATTGTGGATTACGCTATTGGCTTCGGCAATGGCGGCGATCCGACCACGCAATACTGCAACGTGATCGTTGGCTTCAACAACGAAATCTTCCGCAGTAACGGCGCTGGCCCGACCGGTATCTCGTAAGAGGAGTAAGGAACTATGGCTGTTAATCTTTCGCAGATCAAAGACCTTCTCCTCCCCGGTCTCCGTGGTGTTGAAGGCAAGTACGAGATGATTTCATCTCAGTACGACAAAATCTTCACAAAGCATGATTCGAAGATGGCTCTCGAACGTACCGCAGAAATGCGCTACCTCGGCCTCGCGCAGTTGAAGACCGAAGGTGGTCAGACTGCATTCGATTCGGGCGCTGGTGAGCGTTTTGTGTACAACCAAGAGCATACTGAAATTGCTCTGGGTTACGCGATTACCCGTAAGGCTATCGACGATAACCTCTACAAGACTCAGTTCATGCCGTCGAACCTTGGCTTGGTGGAATCATTCCAGCAGACCAAAGAAATCTATGGCGCGAATATCCTTAACACGGCCCAAACGTACAATGCTTCGGTTGGCGGTGACGGCGTGGCACTCTGCTCCACGTCACATCCTATCGACGGCGGTACGGTCGCTAACACGCCATCAACGCAACTTGACCTCAACGAAGCCTCGCTGCTCAACAGCATGATTGCTGTCCGCACGAACTTCCGCGATCAAGCCAACTTGAAAGTGTTCGCTCGCGCTCGCAAACTCATCGTTCCACCTCAGTTGGAGCCAGTCGCGATCCGTCTCACGAAGACTGAATTGCGTCCGGGTACAGCAGACAACGATGTCAATGCGATCATGATGACGGCGGGTGGTCTTAGCGAAGGCTACATGGTCAACGACTTCTTGACCTCGGCTTACGCTTGGTTCTTGCTCACCAACATCGACGGCCTTGCTTACATGGAACGCATCAAGTTTGAGACCGACATGCAAGTCGATTTCGTGACTGATAACCTCCTTGTTAAGGGCTACGAGCGTTATTCGTTCGGCTATTACAACTGGCGCGCGATCTACGGCTCGTTCCCAACCTCGTAAGGAGAAGGCACTATGGCTGATACCGCATTCTCCGGTCCAATTATTGTGTTTGGGCAAAACCCAACACAGCCTTTGGACTATAACCCAGACTTAGGCTCCTCGCTATTTTATGCGGGGGGCGGCATCCTTGATCCACGCCTACCA